GGCGGAGATGGCGTCGAATAGACTTTCTTCGTCTTGGATGCCTATCTTATCTCCCCATAAAATCTTGAAGTTGCATTGTCGCCCTTGGGTTCCAAATCTTGACTTCTCAAGTTTGACTTTTACCTCTGAGCCAACTCGGAAGCCTTTGTCGTCAGTGACAAAGGACGCCTTCGCTTTTCTTCCAGTCAACCAAATCCTCAGAGAGTATGAATAGATTGTGGCTTTTCCACCAGGAGTCATGTAGGGGGTGGTGAGAGCTTCTGATGGCGAACGGGTGATATTCGCTTTTAACTGGTTTAGAATAAGGAAAGTGCTTTCCGAGTTGGCTATAGGGATAATAAGTTTTGAGAGTCCTTTGGCAAGGATTCTTGCTTTCATTGCCATTGACGACTGAGGGTTGAAATCTCCCTCAATGTCTGAAATGGCGGGCGTGAGTGCGAGAGAGTCCCAGATGAATAGCATCTTGTTCTCGTTTGTCGCTAATAGTGTTTCGATAGTCTCCAGAACAAATTCGACGGACATTGCTTGAATGTACATAAGTTCATCTAAGTTACACCCTGCGTTCTGAAGGAACTCTGGATCGATGGCGCTCTCAGAATCAAAATAGATAACATCAATACCCATCTTTTGAGCATTGGCGGCGACTTGTGCCGCCATATATGATTTACCTGTTGAGGCTAGTCCAGCAAGTTCTGAAATCTTACCTCCTGGTATTCCTGCCATTTCTCCACGGGAAATAATAGAATCTAACCATCTTGAGCCTGTAGGAATCCAATAAGGAACCTGTGTTGGGTTCTTCTCGGTTAGACTGTGTGCGACATTGATGCCAGCTTGTTTGTTTATCATAGCTCGCATGTCAGCCATGCTCATTTTGCCTGCTTTGGATGAGCTTTTCTTAGCCATTATTTCTCCGTTCTCTTGTAAAAGTGTGAGGCACCTGATTACCCTGTGCCTCCCTGTGGGCAGATGATACGAAAGGGGGGTGTGCATTTATAGCAATATCATCTGTCTAGTTGAGCTTAGATATTAAGTCCCCATTAGCTCGTTGAATGCGGCGTCTACAGAGGAGGCTGTATCTGTAGTTGCTACCGCTGGGGTGTCTGTGGTTTGCGTTAACTCCGTAGCCACGGCGTCTGCTGTCTCTCCGAGGAGATAAGCATCCAACAATGCGCCAACTTCTGCTGGTGTCTTGCGCTCGAAGATGGCGTCGAAGTCTGGAATATTCTCCAGAAGTTCAGTGCACCGCTCGTCTCCGCCTACTGCGTCATCACAGAGAGGAGATGAACGTCGGCGGGGAACCAACTTAGTTTGAGGGAATGATGCGCCTGCTGGCTTACCATAATGAAGTGACAAGTCAGTTCCAGTCTCAACATCAGTGATGTCGCCATATTCAGGGTTGAGAACTAGGTTGAGCAACTGCTCATATACCGTCTTGCCGTAACCCCAGATGCGAACACCTTGATCCTCTTCTCCACGAACGAGGACGGGTGAGAAGAAGCGCTGGCGAGCCATAAGGTTCTTTGCCTGCTTGATGCTTTCTTCAGTTCCCTCGTTAAAGAGTTGACGAACGAAATCGTTTAGTGGATCTGCTTCGTTGAAGTTGCGGTAGGGTGAAAGGAATCCTGAGTTGTTTCCTACATTATAGTGGAACCAGTAGTCCTTGAAGGGATCGCCGTCAGCAGTTGGGACGATGCGAATAGTTTGCTCGCCGTCTTGCGGACGCCAGAATGAGGACTTTTGTCCTCCACGGTTTTCGAGAGCCGACTTGCGGGCTTTCATTTTGTTAATGTCAATAGCCATTTGTTATTTTACCTTTGTTTTGTTTTTGTGGCGGATTTGCCTAGAGTCAAGATGATGAATCTCTCACCTTGCTAATGAATATTATAACACAGATATGTTATAAAGTCAAAGTCTTTTTTTATTTATTTTCGAAAATATCGTCGGTTTCTGCTTCTTCGTAGTCAAAGAATCCGTGATCCATTGGGATAGTCATTACCCAGCCAGTGCTATACTGGCATTGGCATTTAGACAAGCCGTCTAGTGCTGTGAACTGGGCACCTGTTATTGAACAGGCTACTTCGCAATGTCCTACTTTTCTTCCTACTTCGACGCCTTGTTCTAGTATAAGCATTGTTAAGAATGTACCTACGAGTGAAAGACTGAAAAGAGTCAATGCTCTCTTTATTGTGTGCTTCCATTTGGTTGGTATCTTCTTAAACAAATTCAATTACCAGTTCTCGCAGTATTGGCGACTATGTAAGCATAGTCCTGTTCATAACTAGTTGAATGTATCCTAAACGCCGTTTTTATACCTTCTTCTTCCTTGGTGTTGTTGCTGATGTTGTTGATTATCTTTTTCATCAGAGTTCCATCTGTCTCCAATGTTTTCTGATTGATAGCATAATAATAACACTTCTCGGAGGCGTTGTCAAGTAAAAAGAATAACTTTTCTTCTCCGCTCTCCGCGTCAACAACTCCAAAGGTGCTAACTCGTGTGATTTCGCTTGGTTCGAACGATGTGCTGTGAACTGGACTCTGATGGTTGTAGAGGTTTACCATGTGGAGCGTTGACGCTATTAGATCATTTAGTTTGTCGTAGTATCCGAATACTGGGACTTCGCCGATGACTGACTCAACAAGTTTATTGTCTACCAGATAGAGTCTCGCCAACTTTCCTGAGCGGGCATACTCTTGTAGAACATTTCTTACCAGTCGCTCTTGTGCCTTATTGTTTTCTCCGAGGAACTCAACATCTGGTTTGATGTAGAGAACATTGATTGTCTTTTTCATTTTTGAGAGTTGTTCTAAGATGCGAAGAGATGAACCAGAGATTGCTCCCGAACCTGATAGGACGAATAGAACATCGTCGGTTGATGGTTTGAGGAATGTCTTCATTGACGGGACGCTTGTCTCGTATTGTTCTGGAGATGTCTTTTTCTTGAGAAGTTTCTCGTTCTTCTTGTTCTCGGCAATATTCTCGATGTCTATCTTGAATATTTTGTATTGTGGGTATTGGGAGAACTTGTCTGCGATGGCGCAACCTGCTTTTCCCAGTCCTATCACTGTGTCCATTTATCTTCCGTGTCTATAAGAGACTTTTCCATTTCAGGATTTGAGATGTCTTCCATCCCTTCTGAACATAATGTCCAGTTTCCATCTCTTCTAGCTCTCGTATCTTCTCTTCGATGAAGACGCCTTTGGTTCCTGCTATCTTTGTCCAATACTGATCGCTCTCAATAGCTTGACGGATAGTGTGCCAAGGTCCAGCCCAGTCGTCCTTGATGCGGTGCTGCATTCCGTAGGCGGGAGCGTCGGCATTGTAGGCAGCAATAGCCATTACAGTGTTGCCGAACTTATCTTCAACTGGGTATCCAAAGATGAAGGCGAACTGATCGTATTTGGCGGATAGGCTTCTTCCCAACTCAAAGAGAGCGGCTGCTTCGTCTTCCACCTCTTCACGGGGAACATCTCCTCGCTGGTGAGTTGTAACTATCTGCGTTACTTCAAGAACTCTTTTGATGCTCATCTCGTTCGTATCTGGATCTTTGACTGGCTCTTCTTGCCCTGCGCCAAGAACTTGAGTGAACGGGTATCCCGCTGCCTTCAAGTCGCTCTTCAACATCTTGCCTCGCTTCTGGTTCCCTGCTTCATCTTTGCCCAAGTCGTCTCGTGCTGCGGAGATGACGACGAAAGGTTGTTTACCTTCGTCTACCATTTTCTTTATGCGAGAGAAGGAAGATTCGTTTAGAACTTCGTTTGTGTATTTATTCCAGTTGTCTATAATGCTTTTCATAATTTGCCTCGCTTATAAATAGTTCGCTGAACCATCTACTGCCCTATCCTTTTCATTTCTCCGAATGATTTTCCGCCACTTAGGTTTACTTGGAATGTTCCGAACTTTGTTTCCGAGAAGATTGATACGAGTTCTTCTATGAGTTCTCTGTCTTCGTCGGCAAAGTCAATGACTATACTATCATGGAGAGTGAAAGAAATAAAGGACTTTTTGTTTTTTAGAGTCTCGGCAATGTTCATTGCCTTTGTGAGAACCAAGTCGCTTGTTGTGCTTTGTATTAAGTAGTTCAGGGCGTGGTGCCTGTCTGCTAGGATGAGTCTCTTGTATGGAGTGGCGACATGTTGTCCGTTCCAATACCTTTTCAGGACGAGTTCTCTATCATACATTCTCTCCGCCAAGAGGTCTTTCGCTCTGGGGTTGTATAACCAAGAGAAGATGCCCTTCTTTGCTTGCTCTCTCGTTACGAGTCCTCCATAAACAACATCGACGTTCCATTGGTGAATGTCGTCGTCTGGTTGTTCTTTTCCTGCGAGTGCGAGGAGAACACGGAGTTCCGCTGCGTTGTAGTCAAGTTCCACGAAGTAGTCGTTGTTTGGTTTGACTATCTTTCGGTAGTCGGAGTCAAGCGTCATAATGGGGAAGAACCCCTTGTTGGTAGTTAGTCGTCCTGTCTTGGTGCCGAAAATGTTGTAGGATACATACGGACTTGTTGTTTTGTTCTTGCTGATGAAGTTCTTGACTTTCAACTTATGACTGTCTCTCGCTATTCTGCGGT